ATCACCATGCAGGACGTTGACGTAGTACGTGCGTTGAACCCTGCCTTTGCAGATCAGCTAACTATTGCTGCGGTGGCTCGCATAAGAGCAGAGAACACTCAGCGCATCGAAGCTGAAGCTGTTGAAAAGAAATCAGCGAAGAAGTAATGGTTCAAATACCAGAGTATCCCGACGTTACACATAAGACCGGAAGAAGAACGCAGCTAACACCCTTTGTTTACAAGGCAATTATTGAGGCAATAAACCAAGGTAATTGGCAATCAACAGCAGCCCGCTCTGTTGGTATAGAGCCACGTACTGTGAGTCGATGGGTTCAAATAGGTCGTGGAGATCACCCAACAAAAAAAGCGGTTGAGCCTTTCATAAGTTTCGCTAATGAAATTGAAAATGCGTTAGCAAAAGCTGAACAAAGTTTAGTAAAAGATCTTCGTGGTGAAGATGACTGGCGAGCCAAGGCGTGGTTGCTAGAGCGTGGTCCATCAAGAGATCGTTGGTCGCAGAATGTTACAATCTCTGCACAGCTAGCACCTGCTACGTCTATCTTAGATGCATTGCGGAGCAGGTCTGCTGCGATAGAAGAGGGTGATGAGATACAACCTTTACAGGTGGCAGCACCAGTAGAAAAGGAAAGTTCAGATGCCTAAAGTTGGCAAGAAGAAATTCCCGTACACCCTGAAGGGTAAAGCTGCTGCAAAGAAAGCAGCTAAACGCACAGGTATGAAGGCTAAGTCCAAGAAGAAACGCAGCTACTAATGGCAGGTATTGTTAGCGGAAGTATAGAACTAGCGGGGCTAGCCCAAAGGCTTGCTCAGACTCCAACTCCTATTAAGTATTTGTGGATACAGACACCGATTGAAAACAAGGATGTTGTTTTTATTGGGTCGTGGAATGAAGGGGAGTCACTTGCCCATATATGGAACAGTGACTCTGTTCCTCCCAGTCCTGCTATACCGCCCGGAGTGGACAAAGAGTTTATTTTTAGGCATGATTCTAAAGAAGCACCGGGAGATCTCAGTGAGATTTTTGTTACTGGTAAGAACCCCGGTGATGTTATTACTTACTTAGCAATAACTACTTAGAGGGAAAATATGGAAGAAATAAAACCAGAGCAAGAGGCAAGTGTTGTTCAAGAAGATGCTATCGTTGTTGATGCGACTACTGCCAAGCCCAAGAAGGTGGCTGCAAAGAAGGTCAGCAAGAAAAAGGCTACGGTCAAGCGCAAGGCTACGACTGCAAAGAGCAAACGACGTAAGACCGCTACAAGACCAAGCGCACCGCCACCTCCTCCGCTAACCCTTGATGAACTCAAGCAGCAGGGTAGGGAAGCCAAGCAAGAGATCGTAAGCGCAGTTGTTGAGCCTGCTGTAGAGGTTGTTGGCTCTCTGTCACAGACGATCAGAGACACTATCGGTGGGGCGTTCGCTGGGCTACTCAGTCGTAAGAGGCGTGATTAAATGCACCCGCTCGGCTGGATGTTCAAGTACTTCATCGGTTCAATCGTTGGAGCAGCTACCGTTGTTCAAGCCCTAAAGATTGCTCGTTTTGAGTTGGGGAACACCGTTGAGGGATTGATATTTCGTCTTGGTGTTCACGATGATAAACACAAGAGGGATGATGGGTAGCTTTGATTCATCAATTACTTCTGTACGTCGGAATCTTTCCGGTAAGATAAACAAACTAGGTGTTCTCAACATAGGGAACACCAAAAAGAAATAAGAGGGCATCATGCCAAACGACCCAATAATCATCGGTATTGCTGTACTAGCCATCGCAGTGCTTGGTTACACAGCAATCAGCGGAATGATGAGCGGTACTAAGAGTAAAGACAAGACCGACAAAGGCGCGTAGCTTTTGACTCTCTCCGCTTACGAGCGGGGGTATAAGTTCGGTCAGCGGTTTCGGAACACTGTATTCCTATGCATCTTGGCATGGAGTATCGGGGCAGGTGCTACCTTTTGGTGGCATCCCGAAGTGTTTGCTTTTCTGCTAGCCCCCGCAGAAGATAAGCTGTCCCCGTTTGAGGGAGGCTTACCCATCTTCACAGGCGTACCCGATATGTTCGGGGCTACCCTGAGTCTATCCATGAAGGGTGGGCAGGTTGTAGCACTGCCTGTGTTGATAGTCGGCATACTCAGTATGCTCAGACCCTTAGTCCCAAGACGCTTCTGGCTGTTCATAACAACGTACACAGCACTGTCTGTTGGCATGTTTGCTCTAGGTGCATCATTTGTTTTCTTTGTGATGATGCCAGTGTCTCTAAGTTTCTTGCTCACGTTCGGGACAGGAGTTGCTGTTCCTGTAATCCTGCTTACTGAGTACCTAGCTTTATTACTGTCGCTAATCTTCTGGATAGGTGTGTCGTTTGAACTACCTATCGTCATGCAACTCTTAGCTAAGTTCAGGGTTGTCTCGTATGCAAGGGCTAGTACGTTACGCAAGTGGGTTATCCCAACCTCGTTTATATTTGCAGCCCTCATCACTCCGTCGCTAGACGGAACTCTCACACTGCTAGTGGCGATACCAATGCTGCTGCTCTATGAAATAGGGCTGATTGCCAGTTGGCTTACGCACAGAGAGGAGGGGAATTACTTTGCTGACTTGCCTATGGTCCAGACATTGCAACAGGTGTTGGGCAGGATATACAAGGCGGTCAGATCAGGAGTTGGGTGGCTTGCCCGAAAGGTGCGTTGGGTTATAGGGTTACCAGTAAGGGCAGTCCGGTTGGGTGTCGTGAAGATTGTGTGGTGGTGGAATAACCGGGGCTAGCTATCTGCTGGTCGTTCTGTTCTTCTCTGGTTTCAGAGCGACCGCCCTCTGCGCCCCTCGTCAGTGCAGGTATAACCTTCGGCTGGCGGGGGGTGTTTGTTTAAGGAACAAGAGGTTCTAATGAAACGCTTCATGCAGAACAAGTGGACAAACCGTATTGCTGTGGCTGTCTGGGTCGCTGTGACGCTTGCTGTGTGGCTGCTGCGATGATGCGTGGGTGGTTGCCGATAGTGTGGCTAGTGCTAATCTATGGAATCTTTTTGTGGTTCGGTATTTACGTTTGCGGGTGGTGTTAAAGAAAAAAACCCCGCCTCGGAGAATCAAAAACGAGGCGGGGCTAACGAAAGGAACCAACAACTCCTAGCAGAAAGTTGAGAGGTCACTTCCTATAATATCACAGGGTCTTCCCAAGTAACGACTATCTCCACTCGCTCCTCACCACGAGGACATCGCCACTTTTGCAGGAAGATTCTGTCCACTTGGTTGTCATCGTGCCAAACCTCTGCTTCAGAGAGCGCATCCATGATGGGCTTGAGTAGATTATCTGCGTCAGGCTTCTGTACGTGCGCTCCGGTGGTAGCAGCCAGCTTCTTAGGCGTTGCCTTCTGCCACGGAAGGTACACATCTACCATGATTCCTACTGGAACACCCTCTGGTGCAGACTCAGAGCCATGTGCTGCCCAGCGTACCTCATCCATCCAAGCCCTGACCTTCTTGTTGTTCGCCATGCTTGGGTGTCCGTTCTTCATAATGATGCGGATGCTCTTGGGTGCAGCAACACCGGTGTGTGTGATCTTTATTTCAGTCATTTTGTTGCCACCACGGTTTTCCAACAAACGCTATCTGTCTAACGAACTTCAGATAACGGTTGCAGTTAGGGCAAGTTGCCTTGATGTGCTGCCCAGATCGGCTGAACTCAGGCTTCACGGTTTCATTGCACCGTGAACACTCGATTGCCCTGTCATCTTCAACAACTTCTGCCTCTAATTCATTTTGTGTCATAGTGTCCCCTCTTGTGTCCAGATCAGCTTCGGCTCGATGAACGCTCCTGTTTCCATTGCGTACTCATACATCTCTTTACTACGGCACAGCTTCCAAGCGGTACGCCCGTCGAACTGGTTCTGGTATTCGATGATGTGCGTGGTGTCATCCCCGCCATTGGTTGCAATGATCTCGTCAACCCAGCCCCTATCGTCAGTGCTGGTCATGTTGTCTCCTTATGCTTTTCTAAGTGCCAGTTGAGTGCCACGAAGCTGCCGAAGAACTTGTTGCAGCCATACGGACACTGGTGTGTCGGTTGCCATTTCACTTTCATAGTTCCAACACCTTTGCGCTAGGTCGCCAACCGCAGTAGACGCAAGCCACCTTATCGTCGAGCCTAGAATCTTCACCCCACTTCAAGATGCCTTCACA